CTTTGTGCCTGAGGCTCCTGACTTTTTAAATTCGTTTGGGAAAGCTGAATGGATAACGGTTGCGACTGAGCTTCAAGCGAAACAAATGCTGCACCTGGTCGACCTAGCTTTGCTAGCCGCTTATTGTAATGAAATAGGAATCTATTTAGAATGTTCTGAAAAGGTAAACAAAGAAGGCGCAATTGAACGAACGTATGACGCAGAGGGACGCGTTAGAGCAAGTAAAATGAAACCAGAAGTAGTAATGGCTAGAAACAGTTTAGATAGAGCTTTAAAACTCGCCACACAGTTTGGCTTCACTCCATCTTCAAGGGCTTCAATTCCCCAGCCTGAAGTGAAACAAAAATCTGACGACTATGACTTCTTTGGATAAATACTATTATGACGAAGACGCAGCAGAGCGAGTTATCGCTTTTATTGAAAGACATATCACCCATGTAAAAGGCGAACTAGCAGGCCAACCTTTTATTTTAGAGGAGTGGCAGAAAGACGATATAATTAGACCCTTGTTTGGAATGAAAAACAGCGAGACAGGGCTAAGAAAATTTCAGACTTGTTATATTGAATTGCCCAGAAAAAACGGCAAGAGTAGTTTGTCGGCAGGGCTTGCTTTGTATTTACTTTTCGCAGACGGCGAAAAAGGAGCAGAAGTTTATTCAGCGGCCGGAGACAGGCAGCAAGCTGGAATCGTTTTTGATATTGCAAAATCAATGGCCTTAAACGACCCCGCTATTAAAAACAATTGCAAGCTATTTAAAAGCTCAATCGTGCATGAGAAATCAAATTCTTTTTATAAAGCAATAAGTGCAGAGGCTTCAACAGCTCATGGTTTTAATGCGTCTGCAATAATCTTTGACGAATTACACGTCCAACCAAATAGAGATTTATGGGACACGTTAACCACTTCAACAGGAGCTAGAAAACAACCTTTGACAATGGCAATAACAACAGCTGGCTATGACAGGAATTCTATATGCTGGGAGGTTCACGAGTATGCAATGAAAGTTGAAAGCGGAGCAATACAAGATGAAACCTTTTTAAGTTGTGTTTATGCAGCACAGCCTGACGATGACTTTATGAGTCCAGAAACCTGGGCGAAAGCAAACCCTGGTTATGGCACAATTGTGAAAAAAGAATACTTAGAAAAAGAATCTAAGAAAGCAGAAAAGGTTGTGTCTTACGAGAATACCTTTCGCAGATTACATTTGAACCAATGGACTACAAACGAGACCAAATGGCTTAGCCAGAAACAATGGGAAAAGTGTGATATTGCACCAATTGAATTAAGTAAGTACAGAGGCCGCCAATGTTGGGCTGGTTTAGACTTGGCAAGTGTCAGAGATATTAGCGCTTTTGTTTTAGTCTTTGAGGAAGATAATAAATTTGAGGTGCTACCGTTTTTCTTTAGCCCTAAAGACAACGCATACACACGAAGCAGAAGAGACGGCGTTGACTATTTAGGTTGGGAAAAAGAAGGTTACATGGAGCTAACACCAGGCAACGTAACAGACTATGAATTTATAAAGGATAAAATTAAAGAGGTATGCGAGCAAGTTAACATTCAATCAATCGCGTATGACCGATGGAATGCTTCTCAATTAGTTATAGACTTAATGAATGAAGGAATACCTATGGAACCATTCGGGCAAGGTTTCGCTAGCATGAACCAACCCACGAAAGAATTAGAGCGGTTAGTATTAGACAAAAAACTTAACCACGCTGGAAACCCAATACTGACATGGATGCTAAACAATATTCAAGTGAAAGTAGACCCGGCCGGAAATATCAAAATGGACAAAGGAAAGTCTAAAGAAAAAATAGACGGAATGATAGCTTTAGTGATGGGCTTAGGTTGTTACTTAAACAGAGACGAAGACGCAAATTCAGGCTATGAAGACAGAGGCATAATATTCGTTTAGCGAACTAACGCCAGGAAAAAACGACGTTTTCAATACTTTTTTCTTTTATAATTTTACTTATATTGTACAAAAAAAGATAGAATTTTTAAATTCTTACAACGCTGTTGCTATCTAGTAAACTAAATTATTTTAATCTTTTTTGTTAAAAAGTTTTAACGGTATTAAAAAAGCTGTATATTTACACCATAATAATTAACACACTAAAACACAAACACAATGGAAACTACAATTTTTGAAACAACAATCAACGGAAGCAAGTATTCAATCACGTCTCATACAAATAAATTAAGCGGCAACACTTCTTACTATGTTATGGACTATAGCTACCCACAATTACCAATAGCAATCTTTCGTTGCACAACTGAAAGAAAAGCAAAAAACTTTTTAAATAAAGTTCAAGGATAACAAATAACAAACCTCAACGCCTCGCACTGAAATAAATGCGGGGTCTTGTAGGTATAACACAAACATTAACATTAACACACACAACACTATGAACGATTTAAGAAACGCAAATTATTTAAACGAAGAAGTAATAAAAATTAAGCTTGAGCTATTAGGCTTTAAATTTCAAACTGAATTTGAAACTTTACCTGCAACTTATTACACTAAAGACAAAGCGTATATAGCAAGACAAGAATATAAAATTGACCCTAAAAGTTTAGGAATGTTTGCCCCAGCTATAAAAGAAATGACAGCTAAGGTTACAGCAATGCACGACAACGTTTCAAAGAAGATAGTAATTGACTATTCTTACAGTCACCCAAGTGGCTCAAACGGTTATCAAGTTATATTAACAAACAATTCTAATAGCATGACTGACTGGGTCGATAGAAGCTTTTAGAGCTCGTTTAAGAAGCTTTTAACGCAAAGACATATAAATAGCCAATAATTGTGTTTGGTTGAGGTGAGAGTCCTCTAAATGTGTTTGACGCCCTTCTGCATTAATTTGTAGAGGGGCTTTTTAATTACATAGAATAAAGCGTGATACTTATTGTGCAGGAGCTTATCTTTGTAACATAAATTGACTCAATGGCTTTATTTGACTTTTTACGTTCTGAAAAAAGGAACAACGGACAGAATTTTATTTTTAACACTTTAGGACTTGGAGGCTCAAATACAGGTGTTAGAGTTGATGAACAAACAGCTTTAACTTTTTCAGCGGTTTACGCCTGCGTGAGAGTCTTGGCCGAGTCAGTAGCTTCTCTTCCTATCCACGTAATGAAAAGGGAAAATAACGGCAACGTCGTGACGGATAGGACACACCCGGTTTACAACTTAATAGCTAGGCGTCCAAATAAAATTATGACCAGCTACACTTGGCGCAATAGCTTAATGGCGAATTTATGCTTGCAAGGCAATTCGTATTACATAATTGAACGAGACTCCGCAGCTCGACCTACTCAATTGATATATGTAAGCCCTGAAGACGTTGACGTTAAATATACTAAAGGTGAAGTTTTTTATTCAATTAAAAATTATGATACGCCTTTTACAGCCGATAATATTTTGCACTTTATGGGGTTAGGTTACGACGGAATAAAAGGGAAGTCCGTTGTTGAACTTCACCGAGATACTATTGGGCTTAGTATTGCGGCAAATAAATATGGAGGAAGCTTTTATGGGAATGCAGCAACTCCTTCAGGTATATTAAAGCACCCTGGGAAATTAACACAAGAAGCAGCAGAAAGGTTACGAAACTCGTGGAATAATAAGTATGCGAACGGACCAAGCAATGCTCACAAGACAGCTATTCTTGAAGAAGGAATGGAATTCAAATCAATTAGCTTAAGTCCTCAGGACGCCGACTTTTTAAATACGAGAAAATTTCAAATAGCAGAAATAGCAAGGTTGTTTCGAGTACCTCCTCACATGATTCAAGATTTAGACCGTGCAACATATTCAAATATAGAACAACAATCTATTGACTTTGTAATGCACACACTAAGACCTTACTTAGTAAACTTAGAAGAGGAAATGAACCGAAAATTGTTTAGAGAAAATGAACAAGATTCTTTATATATAAAGCTTAATGTAGCAGGCTTGCTTCGAGGTGATTCTGCAGCTAGAGCAGACTACTACAGAGAAATGAGTTCAATTGGTGTTTTATCAATTAATGAGATTAGAAGACTTGAAGAATTAAATGACTTGCCTGGAGACGCAGGGGACAAACATTATTACCCTTTAAATTTCGCTCCCATAACTGATTCAGAACAACCACCAGAAGACGGAGAACCAAATGGCGATAAGTAAAAGAATAGAGAAGGCTTTAAGAAATAAAGTCAAAGAACACAACCAGGAGGTTAAAGATAAGTCCTTTGAGTATAACGCTAAGGTGACTTACAAAACTGTCTTAGAAGTCTTTAAACGAGGCCTGGGAGCATACAAATCAAACCCGTCAAGTGTGCGTCCGACAGTTAAGAGCGCAGACCAGTGGGCTTATGCTCGCGTGAATTCTTTTTTATATGCTTTAGAAAAAGGAAAATACAGAAGAGGAAAACACGACACAGATTTATTACCGGCTAAACACCCAGTTAAAAAAGAAATGGACGAAAGAGCTTTAGCTGATATTGACAGAAAGCCGACTAAGGGAATGGTTAAAGAAGCTGAAATGGGTTTAGCTTGGCGAAGAGAGTTTGGAAGAGGCGGAACAGCGGTTGGTATTGCAAGAGCAAGAGACATTGCAAACGGAAGCAACTTAAGCTTAAGCTCAATTAAAAGAATGTTCTCTTTTTTTAGTCGCCACGAGGTTGACAAAAAAGCTGAGGGCTTTAGACCTGGTGAAGAAGGCTATCCAAGCAATGGACGAATTGCGTGGGCGTTATGGGGAGGAGACCCTGGTTTTTCTTGGTCAAGAAAAAAAGTTAATGAAATAAAAAACGAATCAAAGTCAAATGACATGGAAGCAAAACAAAATGAAATTATTGAAGAGCTAAAGAATTCTGAAGCTCGACACATAACAAAGTTTGAAGAAACTGAAGACGAATATATTATTCACTACAAAAAAATTCATGACGAAGAATCTGAAGAAGTTGAAAAAGTAAAAGAAACTGAAGAGATTCAAAACGAAGAAGAAGTAATGGTAGAGGATAACTCAAAAGAAGAAGACTATCGCACAAAGCTTTCGCCTGATGTTGAAACAAGAAACTTTGCTTTGCAAAATGTTGAAGTAAGAGAAGAAGGCGGGAAAAACATTGTTGTAGGTTATGGAGCTGTATTTAATTCAGAGTCGAACAACTTAGGAGGCTTTACTGAATTTATTTCAAGAGACGCTTTTAGTGGGCGTGAGGAAGACGATGTTCGTTTCTTACTTAACCATGACCCAAATTATATTATGGGAAGAACAACCTCGGGAACATTAAAGCTTCGTGTTGACGATAAAGGTTTAAGATATGAAGTAGCAATCCCTGACACTTCAGCAGGTCGTGATTTATTAGTTAGCTTAAAGCGAGGTGATATTTCAGAAAGCTCATTTGCTTTTACTGTTGAAGACGATTCATGGGAACAAGGAGAAAATGGTGCAGCGGTTAGAACTATTAAAAAAGTTTCTCGCTTATATGACGTGTCCGCAGTCACCTATCCGGCATATCCAAATGCTTCTGTTGGTTTAAGAAGTATGGAAGCTTGGAAAGACAATATTAAAGAGACTCTTGAGCGTGAAAAAGAGGAAATGAAAAAAGAGGAAATTGATTTATGGAATCGAAGCC